AATCGAGAAACACTGGTACGACTCTACTGCACAAAACGTCAATAAGTCCTATTCTGGTTCTGCCACCACTATCCTACCTAAGATTGCTAAAGAATTTTTGGACGATAAAGAGGTAGAGTCTTCGGGCGAAGATATTCAGGACATGAAATTCATCGTTCCGAATATGACTCCATTAGACGCTATGTCTTGGATCAAGAATAGAGTAACCACCAAGGAAGGATATCCTTTCTATCTGTATTCCAGTGTTGTCAAGGATGAACTTCAGTTCAATGACCTTAAAACCATGATGGAAGAACCCCCTTGGAATAAGAAGAATCCATTCTCTCACATTGCGGCAGAACAGAACGATGAAGAGGCCGCGCGTGTACGATCCATCAAGGCATTCAAACATAAGGGTACTGACAATCTACTCACTCTCATAGACAAAGGTCTGGTAGGCGCCAAACACTCATACTATGATGTCACAACCAATCAGATGACTCATGTTACCTTCGATCTACATAAGGATGTCATGACCCGTCTTAAAGATGATGGTATTCAAAAGGACAAACCTTTCTATACCGAAGATATGGGACTCGAAGACGAACCTTTCAATAAGATCATCTCACGACATACCACACAGATCGGTGGCACTAACGCTTATGACCAACCTTCTCTGAATGAATCTCCTTCTGAAGGACAGTATAGACTCAATGTCATCACCCGCGCTATGACTCTCCTTACTCAACACAATCCTATGTCTATTGTCATCTCAGGTATCGATTTCGCTAATAAGACACATAACTCTGTTGGTAAAACAATTGATCTCGCATTTCTCAAAACAGATGTACTCAATAATAAAGAAAACCCCTATGACCAAAAGAAATCAGGCACCTATCTCATCTATGCTGCTAAACACTCTTTTAAAGTAGATGGATATGATATCATGCTCTCTTGCATTAAACTTACTAACGGTGGTTATACATTATGATACCAAAACAATTCATTGAATACTATGGAGACCAAACACGCTGGTTCCTAGGTACAGTTGTCAATAATGCAGATGATCCTCTCCAGATAGGACGTGTTCGAGTACGAATTTTTGGAGTACATGACGGCGTAGAGAAAGATGAAGATCTACCGTGGGCACAAATAGTGATTCCAACCATCTATGGAGTACACGAAGGTACAGGACAGTATCTGGGTATGTTAACGGGTACTAACGTATTCGGGATGTTTCTGGATGGACCTAGTTCGCAACTCCCGCTCGTGGTAGGTACGATTCCAAAGAAAGGCGATGAAAATCAACGTGCTACAGAGAACTATCCGTATAATAAGGTCTACCAAACAGAGAACGGACACTTCAAAGAGTATGATGATACCAGTGAGAATCTCCGTATACGAGAACAACATGCTTCTGGTACATACACAGAGATGCAACATGATGGCAGTCGTGAGACCGTGGTGGAGAAAGACGAGTATATACGCGTTAAGGGTGATTTAAAGATCGTAGGTGATCTCGATGCAACTATAGAGATATCGGGTAATTGTAAGGTCGTGATCGGTGGTGACGCGACGATAGAGGTTGCAGGCAGTACTCTCCTAGACTGTCCATCCACGACCGTCACAGGGGATCTGAGAGTCGATGGTGAGGTCTCTGTGGGAGGCGATGTGAACACTGACGCGGGAATCTCTCTGAATAAACACAAGCATAAGATCCTCAGTGGTTCCTCTAAGGGGACTTCGGACAAACCTGTATAAATAGAACCACGGAGGTTTCACTATGTCAGAATCAGTATTCTCAGTCGAAGACGGTAATCTATACAACCGCCCTATCACAAGTTCTGTTCCAAGAGTCAACAGTGATATCGACTGCGCGTTTGTTGCGCGACCTAGTGGGGATCTCTATAAGAAGACAGACGCTGCCTCTGTGAAACAGGCGGTGAAGAATCTGTTGATGACGAATCATGGGAGTGTACCATTCAAACCATTGTATGGTGCAAACCTAGGCAGTCTCTTATTCGAACTGGATACGATGATCGATGAGGGTGATGTAGAGACTGTTGTTTCAGAAACATTACGTGACCACGAACCGCGAGTACGTCTACAGGATTGTAAGGTAGATCTCTATAGTGATTATAATGCGGTGAACATAAGAGTGACGTTTGAAATCATTACGACGTTTGAAGTAGTTACTTTGAACGTTGCCATTGCGAGGACAAGATGACAATAAAGAGTAGTGACCTAGACTTTGCGTCCATTAAGACAAGTCTCATAGATCATTTCCGTAAGTATGACGAATACAGGGATTATGATTTCGAAGCGAGTGGTCTGTCTAGTATTATGGATGTGCTTGCGTATAACACCCACATTAATGGGTTGATTGCGAACATGGCGATTAACGAATCGTTTCTTAGTAGTTCGCAGTTACGTTCTTCTGCTGTTGCACACGCAGAGACTTTAGGGTATACTCCTATGAGTAGAGTGGGGTCTAATGCGCGTCTCACTCTATCCACACCTACCACTGACGTACAGCACACTCTACCCAAAGGGCATACAGTACTGGGTGATGTCGACGGCGTCACCTTTAAGTTCACTACTGCTGCTGACCATATGGTTACGCGTACAGAAGACGGTAAGGACATCTATGAGGATGTCATGGTATACGAAGGTGTAACTCGCACTAAGACTTTCCTTGCTAATTCGGGAGAGTCAGTCTATGTTATACCAGATCAGAACCTAGATGTCAACAGCATGGTCGTAGAAGTATTTGAATCCTTTGACTCCGAGAATGGAAGTATAGTATACCACAACGTACAGAGTGTGTCAAATGTTTCTTATGACTCACATGTGTATATGGTCAAGGAAATCGCGAATGGATACTACGAAGTGTTCTTCTCTGACGGAAACGTACTGGGACAAAGACCAAGTTCGGGGAATAAGATCGTCGTGACCTATCGCAGTACACGTGGAAGCGAAGCGAACGGAGTGGACACGTGGACAAGCCGTCCATTATCGACAGGATCAGGGGCCCCCCTACTTATGGCGATTGAACAGGGTACCTTGTCAGGTGGGGGTTTAGAACGCGAAGGAATTTTATCAATCAAAAAGCTCGCCCCTAAAAAGTTCACTACACAAAACCGTTTAGTAACCGCAGATGATTATTCCGCGCAGATCCTTGCTAACTATAGTGCAGACATTCAGAATGTTTCGGTCTGGGGTGGTCATGATAATGTTCCCCCTGTCTATGGAAAAGTATTTGTTGCAATTGATTTTATTGACGGAGTAGATGAATCTCGACAGGAACTTGTACAGGATTCTATTCGTACAGAACTTACAGACAACCTTTCTGTTATGTCGATTGATACGGAGTTTGTAGTTCCTGCTATTACTCGATTAGAACTACGCACACACTTTAACCTAGATCCTACGACGAAGATAGGCACCCCAGAAGAGAATGAAAGTAAAGTATCTCAGTTTATTGAGGATTGGGTGAAGGATAATCTAGGAACATTCGGTAAAACATTTAGACGTTCTAATCTATTATCAGATATTGATAACATTCATCCTAGTATATTGAACTGTCGTATGGATGTTAAAGTAAATACATTTATTGTTGTAACGTCCAGCAAGGATTTTCCACTATCTTATACTGCAAACTTACCAGTACAGATTGGGACTCCTGATAAGGATACCTATATTATTACTTCTAGTCAATTTGGTTGGAATGATAAAGTAGCAGTGATAAAGAATAAACTAGGATCGAATGTATTACAGATATTAGATATGGATAATAATGTATTAGTATCGAATATCGGAACTTATGACAGTACAAAAGGTACCATCAACATTACATCTTTCTATACAGATGATTTGTTTGCTGTTGTTAAGTTATCAGCAGTACCAGCAAACCCAAGTACGTTGCGTCCATTACGTAACCATATCTTTGAATTAGATACAGAAGTTTCTACAGTAACTGCTGTGATTGATGACGGGAATATCAAGGTCTCATTATAATGTCTATACTCACAGACGATCGTAGAGGAGCGGTATCATTTCATTCCAACACTGTTAGGAATGCGCTACCCGATTTCTTTGACGAACATTATCCCCAGTTAATAGGATTCCTAGAGAAGTACTACGAGTATATGGAAGGAAACGAAGTAGGTTCGTTTTCAAAACAGATACAATCGTTATTTGAATCTCGTACTATTTCTAATTTAGAAGGGGAGTCCCTTAACTTATTACTAGGGGAATTAAGTGACGGACTGGAGTCCCGTTCCTTCTATGACAATCCCAATTTGATGGCAAGATTGTTAGCGAACTTCTATCGCGCAAAGGGAACAGAGATGTCCCTCGAACAATTCTTCAAGGCGTTCTTTGGAGAAGAAGTCGAGATACACTATCCGAAGAATGATATGTTCATCGTCGGAGAGTCGAAGTTATTCGGTAAGGATCATTCACCGTTAGAAAATCATTCGGGCGAAAAAATCCGTAATCGCGGTTATCTGCGTTTTCAAGATTACAAGTACATACAAGACAATGAACGTTATCAGATATTCTCGATACTACTAAAGACAGGATTATCCTTCGCAGACTACGAGGAACTCTATAAAAAACTCGTTCACCCTGCTGGGTTTCATATCGCAAACGATATCGTATTAACTGCGTTAGCAAAAATCGGCGTCCGTTCCGGACCCACAACCGATCCTCTCGAAGTACCAAACTATCCAATCGTAATAGAAGATGGTGTGGACATTCATATCGATTCGTTATACACACTACTAACGATGCGAGAAACCGATCCGGTAGATATCGCATTCATTCTATCGTCACTCGAAACACTGGCGCGTTATGAAGACGTAACCATCGATCGTCTGAACCAAGTGTATAATAACATCGCAGAGTGGGCAGGAACGTCCTCACAGACAATGGACGACCCGTTTGTATTGATGAGTGGTGATTATGAATTGTTGGACGAAGGTGAATCTGAGTCGACCATTGATTTGACCTACGGGACTCCTACCAAGTTAGAACCCGTGCAATCAATGCCTGTTGCTGATCCAGAACCTGAACCAGAACCAGAACCTGAACCAGAACCGGAGCCAGGTACTGAACCAGAACCAGAACCCGATCCAGAACCACAACCAGCATTACCAAACAACGTGAGTCACTATCGCGAGACGTTCCCTGTCTACAAGTGGACAGAGTATGATCCAACCGACGAAGTGACTGTGATCTGGAACGACCAAGTCATTTACCGTCTGGACGATCTGGACACCTATCCGATTCGAATCATTGGACCGGACGGCGCAACGTATGAACGTGGTGACAAAGAAGGATTTAACTTCAACGGAGATTGGTATGGTGTTATCCGTGTTGATCTCACAGAGGTTCCTGAACCAGAACCAGAACCAGAACCACAACCGGAACCAGAGCCAGAACCGGAACCAGAACCAGAGCCAGGTCCACAACCTGAACCAGAACCGGAGCCTGAACCAGAACCAGAACCGGAGCCTGAACCAGAACCTGAACCAGAACCTGAACCAGAGGTTTGGTACTACTCAGAAGAAGATCCGATTTTCTATTGGCAGGAATCCACAAATCAATATGGGGGTATGACCTTTAGATTGTGGTACGTATGGTGGAACGGTCAACAGATGGTTCCAGCAGATCAGGTTCTAAGACCACTGGGTACGGAATGGCCAACAACTTTAACCGTGAGTGGACAGACATTTACACAAGAAGATAGTGTTTACAACACATCCTATAATTCTGGTGGTCAGGTCGACTACTATCGTCTGAAGTCTACACAACCGTTACCGACTCCGCCTCCGATTACAGATCCTGATCCAAATGAGGACATACCGAACCAAGAGTCTCAAGGTTCTGGTGGTGGATCAGATGAAGAATTCACGCAAGACGGAAATACATATTCACAGGAATAAATAACACATTACTATCAAGGGTTAGATAATGTCTAGACAAATAATAAACACAGGTCAAAGTGCCAACGATGGAACAGGTGATAACCTACGTTCCGCTGGTGAAAAAATTAATGAGAACTTCGCAGAACTTTACTCGCTCACGCAAATTGGTAGTGGTAGTTCCTTAGAGGAAATAACCAATCTTATCAATGCGGGGATCGCATCGGGTCTATCAAACTTAGATGTTGATAGTTCTGTACAGAACTCTCCGATTATTATCGCGCTGCAAGGTCAACAGAACCAACATAGTACCACGATCATTAATCTTGATAGTGACGTGAACGCCATAGGAAACACAGTCAACAACCTCGATCTGTCGGGAATTGACACGAACGCTCTGGCACTTGTTTCTCTTGCATCCCGTATAGATCTGGATAGTGATAAGATTTCGGACCTTGCAAACGTTGTCGCGGGACTTGATAGTGATCTTCTTGCGGTAGTTGACTCAGATGATATCGATGCGGCGATCACCCTTGCGATCAATGCACTCGCGTCAGACATTGCTTCTCAGGCAGACGCAGACAGTGCGGCACGTTCAATTATCATTGGTGATCTAAACGCACTCGACTCGGACGTAACTGCAATCCAAACAGATTTGGGTGGAGTTGATCTACAATCTTTGGTTGCAAGTATTGCTGCATTACAGTTAGCGAATGTCGCGGCAGACTCAGACCTCTCGGCACTTGCTGCATCGATGGACTCAGACTTCATCGCACAGGCGACACTCCTTGCAAACCTGAACTCACTACTAACATTATCTGACAGTGACTTGCAGTCTCTACAGACACAAGTCTCACAACTGGACTCAGACTTCCAAGGTAACGTTCTAGCAAACACACTTGCTATCAGTGGGTTACAAGTACAGATAACCGAAACCGATTCAGATCTAACCGCGTTGGCGCAAGAGGTTACCGTATTAGAAACTCAAGTCGCAACGGATATTACAAGTGCAACTTCTACTGTAGAACAAACACTAACTTCTCAGATAACACTTACAGACAGTGCAGTCAGTGTTCTCGCTTCTGACATTACTTCCTTACAAACACAACTGAATGATTTAGATGTCGCAGGTACTGCGGTCGCTGCAAACGCAACCGCGATAGATACACTACAGACACAGATCAATGCAAACGATAGTGACATCACTATCATGTCTTCTGACATCACACAACTTTCGTCTACCCTTGCGGCGATCGACTCTGACTTCCTTATTAGTGGAACGGCAGATGCGCGTGAAGAATTGCTGACACTTATCCAGATGTCAGACAGTGCCATTGACTTACTGGCGGCAGACATCACGACACTAGAGACCGCACTACTTACTGCGGGTGTTGATTCTGGTTTTGTTACTAACCTAGTTTCTACCGCAGAACAGGGACTCCAAACACAGATCACTGCTACAGACTCTGACCTAATAGTTGTTGCGTCAGATGTCACAAACTTATCAGCACAACTTAATACAGTAGACTCTGACCTTGGTGCAGAGATCTCCGCAGTATCAACTGCACAACAGGCATTGACGACTCAGGTGAGTCAGAACGATTCCGCGATAACTTCACAGTCATCTTTGATCACACAACTAGGTTCACAAATCACATCGATTGATTCTGATCTTGGAGTACAACTTGCCGCAGATGCTGCTGCGATTCAATCCCTAGAGACACAAGTGAGTGACAGTGCAAATGGTCTAACTGCACTATCACAACAGGTTACAAGTTTACAATCTGCGTTCAACCAAGGGGTTGACTCAGACGCAGTCCTTGCGATCGCAG